GAAACTTATGAAACTAATATCGGAAGAAGTACAAAACGCAGAATACATTATTGAAGACAATAATGGTAAGAAAGAACACAAAATCAAAGGTGTTTTTTTACAGGCAGAAATCAAAAATAGAAACGGAAGAGTTTATCCGGAGGCCATTCTTGCGAGAGAAGTGTACAGATATAACAAAGAATTTATCAATAAAAGTCGTGCCTTTGGTGAGTTAGGACATCCTGACGGACCAACAGTAAACTTGGATAGAGTATCACATATGGTGACTAAACTATATCCAGATGGCAAGAATTTTATGGGTGAAGCAAAAATAATGGATACCCCTATGGGTCGAATCGTAAAAAGTTTGATAGATGAAGGCGCTCAGTTAGGCGTATCATCAAGAGGTATGGGAACATTAGAACAAAGAAACGGTGCTAACTATGTAAAGAACGATTTTTACTTAGCTACTGCCGCTGATATTGTTGCAGACCCTAGCGCTCCAGACGCTTTCGTAGAAGGAATTATGGAAGGTAAAGAGTGGGTTTGGGATAACGGACTATTAAAAGAACAAGATATTGACGCATTGAAACAGGAAATGATAAGAGCTAGAAGAGGTGAATTAGCAGAAGCTAAGGCATCCGTGTTCAAAACCTTTCTTGAAAAACTGTAGTCTTATAAATATCTAATAACAGACGAAAAATAAATTTATTTTTAAAAGGGAGATTCTCAATGGCTGAAACAGAAAAAACTGTAGTAGAAGCAAACGCTGTGAACCCACAAGCTGATGCTCCGAAAAAGAATGCTGTACCAAGCGAAACTTCACCACTATCTAATAGTGCTGAGGACCTTGGACCTGCTGTAGTTAAACCTACAGATAGCAATCCAGACGCTACAAAAAAATCTAGTAAAGTTTCGGACGCTGTTAATGCAAAAGCAACTGATGGAGACACTACTTCTAAATCTGATACAGATGGAAAAGTAACTAAAGTGGCACATCCGGGCCAAACATTAAAAGTTGAAGACGCAGACGCTGATGACAAAGAAATCTCCGAAGGCGAAATGCCAGACGGTCTTAAAAAGTACCTTGCGAAAAAGGACGGCAAAGACACGAAGGCAGAAGACGAAGACAAATCTAAAACTACTGATTCTGAAAAAATGAAAAAAGAAGTTAAAGAAGATGTTGACGCTTTACTTGCTGGAGAAGAAACTTTGTCGGAAGAATTTAAAGCTAAGGCTGCAACAATTTTTGAAGCTGCTATTACTTCTAAAGTAAAAGCAATTGCTGAAGAAATCGAAGCGGACCAAAAGTCTAAATTCGAAGAAGAACTAAACTCTATGAAAGCAACTCTTACTGAAAAAATCGATTCTTACTTAAACTATGTTGTAGAAGAATGGATGAAAGAAAATAAGATTGCTGTCGAGAGAGGTATCAAGGGCGAAATCGCTGAGGACTTTATTGGCGGTCTAAAAAAATTATTTGAAGACCACTATATAGATGTTCCAGATGAAAAGTATGATGTACTTGAAGACCAAGCTACAAAGATTGATGAGTTAGAGAAAAAACTCAACGAACAAATTGAAAAGAATGTTGAATTAAATTCTAAAAGCGGTGACCTAATGAAAGAGCAAATCAGAAATGAAGTTGCTTCAGATTTAGCAGACACACAGAAAGAAAAATTTAACAAACTATCAGAAGAAATTGAATTCACTAATGCTGAAGATTTTAGAAAAAAAGTAGAAACTGTAAAAGAATCATACTTTAATAAGAAGTCAACAACTGGTGAGCAAATTGATGATGTAGCGGCAACTGATGGAGATTCGGTTAACGAAGACCTATCAACTGCAATGGCTGCTTACTCAGCCGCTATTAGTAAAACAAAAGATATCAAACTGGTATCATAATTATTAAAAAGGGAGACAGATAAAATGTTTTTATCAGAAACTTACGAAAAGAAATGGCAGCCAGTTTTAGAGCACCCAGATTTACCAAAAATCGAGGACTCTTATAAGCGTGCCGTTACTGCAACTATTCTTGAAAACCAAGAAAGAGCTGCAAAAGAAGATTCAGCATTCCTATCAGAAGCTGCACCTACGAACTCAACTGGTTCAGGTGTATCAAACTGGGACCCGATTCTAATCTCATTGGTTAGAAGAGCTATGCCTAATTTGATTGCATATGATATTGCTGGTGTTCAACCAATGACTGGTCCAACTGGTCTTATCTTCGCAATGAGAAGTAGATACACAAACCAATCAGGAACAGAAGCAATGTTTGACGAAGCGGATACAGATTTTTCTGGCCGTAACGCTGCTGGTTCTGCTGTTGATGGTTACTCTACAACTGCTCACTCTGGTGCTAATCCATCAGTATTAAATGACGCTTCACCAGGAACTTACACAAAGGGTACTGCAATGTCAACAGCTGCGGCTGAGGCACTTGGAGACGCAAGTGGTAATGCTTTTGCTGAAATGGCTTTTTCAATCGAGAAATCGACTGTAACTGCTAAGTCAAGAGCTCTTAAAGCTGAATACACAATGGAACTTGCTCAAGACTTAAAAGCAATCCATGGTTTAGACGCTGAAACAGAACTTGCAAATATTCTATCTTCTGAAATTCTTTCAGAAATCAATAGAGAAGTTGTAAGAACAATTTATATTAAC